AAGATATTTGTCTGTGGAAAAAATAAATCTGGTAAGTAACTTCTTTTAATTGCAGGTTGTACAAAACTTAATCGTTCCTTCTCATAAAAGAATTTAATTTTATTTCTTTTTAATTTAGTTATGACTGTTGATTCAAACTTAGAACGATACGCCATTACCATTTACACTTTCCGATGTGTACCCACATTTTTATATATTATATCATGTAATTCCTTAAATGTCAAGTCCGGATTTCTTTTTAATTTTTTTATTACCCACTTGTAAGACCATGCACTTAATTGAATTTGATTTCTAAACCAATAGTGAGTTTGTTCTGGCATCATTTGAAATACATTATCCTTTGTAATCTTTTTCTTTTCTTCATCGCTTACTAAAGACTGCAACCATTCAACAAGAAGTTCTTTAGCTCTTCGTCTAATCTTTTTTATTTTTTTTCTATTCATACATTACACTTTATTGGGTCATTAATTTTACTACAATAAAAATCCTTTGCTCTTTCATTGTGTTTCTTTTCTTTTTCTTTTTTATTATCTAATATCTTTTTCTTTTTCTCTGGGTTTACATCTTCTTCTGTTACTTCTTCAATAACTTTTGTTGTTGTTTTAAAAGCAAAGTAAGTACATCCATAAGTATTAAATACTAATACAATTAATAATAAATATTTCACAGGATAGTCTCTTCTACCTTCGGTTCTTTTACTACCTTTGTTAAATAAACTTTACTCTTTGCATAATTAAATATGCGTAAACCTTTACCTTCATTAGCGTCTGAATGACATTCAATCTTATGATTACAATAGAAACAACCGATAGGTAACTTCATGTTGCCACCCTTCTCATGTGGTATGGGTTGATAACATCTCTCTGGTGGTTCATCTTTTGATAACTTATCTTTTACTTCTGATATTAAATGTTTAACATTTGGTTTCATTAAATCATCTGGTCTAAACAATGCAAGTTCACCAGAAGATTTATTGATAGCTAGAAATCCACCCTTACTTGTTGGTTCATTTTCTTCATAGCCACTTAACTGTGCGATGTAACCGAAGGGGTCATCACCATACAAAGTTCCTTCTTTAAATTTTTTAAATGAATAAGCAGAAGCAGTCTTAACATCTACAACTTCTCCATCAATCTTACTATCCATATGACCTACAACACCATAGACATCTACTTTTTTTTGTTCATCACTTACTTCATGCCCAGATAAATCTGCTAAGAATAAAATAAGATGCTCAATAAAATGACCATACAAAAATTTTAATTGTAGTACAGGGTCTGGCTCAGATTTTTGAGGTGGATTATTTTTATCATACCATAACTGTCTTGTAGGTTTTCCAATAGAAGACATTCGTAATTTTTTCTTGTCTCTTTTAATTGGGTTAGTAAAATCCTTAACAGTTTCTGTTATGTTATTTAAAAATTTATTTAATTGTTTATCTGTAACTTTAACTTTTTTATTCTCCGAGACATTAGCTAACAACTTATAAATGTCTGGTATTAAAGTGTCTAAACTTTTAGTGTGTTTCTTTCCAATTGTTTCCAACTTTATACTCTCCATTTAATGCACACCTTAAACCTAATTGGTCTCCGGCATCCACGATTGATTTAACTGCTAGTGTACCGAACACATCAGCTTGGTCCTCTCGTACTTGATATTGAAATTCATCATGTACATTTGCAACAGGTATGGCTACAATACTATTTTGTTTTACATATTCTTCTAACAATACTAATGCTTTCTTCATTGCTACCGCACCTCCACCTTGTATTAAGGTGTTGAGGGCGGAGTATCTTTTCCGGATGATGAGTTTCCTTTGGTCGATTCCTTTGAGCCAACCCTTTTTAGTTGCGACATCCACTCTTTCTCGCAGTCGTGCAAGAGTTGGGAGACGCTTGAGAAATCTGTCTTTAATCTCTCTTCCATAACTTTCATCCCTTCCGCAGATACTTCCGAGCTTTTTGTTACCTGCCGAATATATGAGAGCATAGATGAATTTCTTTGCAATATCTCTGCTTTCCAACCCTGCAAGAGTTTGATTTGTAGTGTGTATATCTCCATTAATGAGTTCATTTATATAATCCTTATCATTCATATAGTGAGATAATATTCTTAACTCAAGTCCACTAGCATCTACTCCCACTAATTTGTAGCCACTAGGAACTACCCAAAGTTCTCGACAGTCTGGTCCGTAGGGAGAATACACAGCAGGAATCTGTGCCATGTTGGGCGACTGATGGCTCATCCTACCTGTGATAGCCCCATTGGTTATCACTTTGCCATGTACCCTCCCGTCTTCTCTTACTGCTTCAATCCATGACTCTATCATAGCCACTCGTTTTTGTAGTAAAAGAAACTCGTTAATCAATTCAGCTTCTGGTATGTCTTTAATCTCTGATAAAACTTTTTCATCTACAATGACATGACCTTTATCTGTTTTCTTTGTAGGTGTCCAACCAAGTCTCATTAGTCTCTCACCTATCTGTTGTCTCGAACCAAGATTAAACTCTTGATACTTAACTTTAATAAAAGGTACGCCCTTCACATACCCTCTTGATTTGTTATTTGATTTAGGTATAAAAGTTTCTTCAATCTTTAATGGAAGAAATGTTTCCCTAACTTTAGTTTGTACTTCATCTATCTTTGCTTGTAGTCTAGCAAGTAGTATGTGTGCTTTCTCAAGGTGAAGTTTAAATCCATTTGATACTTGTTGCTCTACTATCTCTGCTACCTTATGCTCTAACTCTATTGATTTCTCAGAGAAATTAGAACCTTGTCTCATAAGTAAGCCATGAATTTGTATAAGTAATTTAACATCACGAATACAATAAGTTAACATCTCTTGACTAAACTTTGTGAAGTCAGTAAAGTCAAGCTTATGATAACCAAACTTTAAACCAAAAGCTTTTAAGCTGTGACCGCCTTCTCTTACCGGATTAAATAATCGTGATAAGACTAAGGTATCAGTAACCTTTCCAAGTTTAAATAAGTCAAGACCCAATACTTTTTTAAGTACCGGTGCATCAAATCCTATGATGTTGTGTCCAATAAACTCCGAATAATTACTCGCATCAATCTGAAGTTGATGAAGATTATCCTCAGTATAATGTACAATATTGCCCTTATCACAAATAGTAACCACGCAAAAAATTGTACTAGGTAATTCACCCTTAATAATTTCGGTAGTTTCAATATCCAAAAATAATTTTCCCATTTAATTGCCCCCTTAAAATGTATCTTCTTCATTGCCTGTAGGTTTATCAGTCTCATGTAATCTCCCTGTATCTTTATCATAAAATAAATATGTTGCAGGTCCTGTCATACCAACAAACCTATTCTTTAATACTCGTAATGATGTTGTGTTTCTAATTGTTTCGTTCTCATGTTGAGCATCCCTCTCTAATCCAAGTACCATGTCAGATAGTTGAGCAATAGAACCACTACCTCTTAGTTGAGATAGAGATGTGACTGCTCCCTCTTCATGTCCCTTTCCATCCGGTCTTTTAAGATGTGATACAATAATCAAAGCACAATCTGTTTCTTGTACAAGTACACGAAGCTTTGTCATAATCTCATCAATACTTTTTCTTTCATCACCAAATTCTTGTGATGATACGACCATACTAATATGGTCAAGCACTATGAACTTACACTCTAAAGCTTTAGCCATGTACCTAACTCTTGCAATAATATTATCGACAGAGTTAGAACCAAAGTGATTGTATAAATAAAATCTATCTGTACCTAAAGTCTTATTAAAGTATTCTATCTTATCTTCTTTACTTAAAGTAATGTCTGGTCTTCTAAGAGGTAGGTTAGCTTCTATACCCATAATATCTAACGCAGATATTTTAGGACTTTCCTCTAGCATAATCATACCAATGTTTTGTTCAGTTGATTTAAAGATATGATAAACTAATTCTTTAATGACTGATGTCTTACCTAATCCAGTACCGGCAGTAATACATACTAACTCTCCACTACGAATACCATAAGTTAAATCATCTAGTCCTTGCCAACCATATGATGTTGTTGATTTAACAACAGGTTCTAATACATCATTAAGTAAAGATGTACCCTTAATAATTCCATCCGGTGCGTGAACAGGTGCGTTCCACCATGACTTAACATACTCCTCGTACTTTCTTGCACGACAAATATCATTAGCATCTTTGAACTCTTCTGCTAATTTAACTATCTTAACTTTTGATGGACTGAATAACTCTGCAACTTTTTTACTTGCGTCTCTACCAACCTCATCATTATCAAAGTTAATAACAATGTTATCAAACTTATCAAGCCAAGTATAACTTTTCTTTATGTCTTTAAGAGCAGACGCTACTCCATTCTTAATAGATACTACAGGATATTTTGAACCGAGCATTTGATACACACTCATAGCGTCAACTTCTCCCTCAGTTATGGTCACATATTTACCACCATTAAATAATTGTTGTCCGAATAGTCCAGCGTTTGTTGTTGAACCTACAATAGAAAATTGTTTGTCCTTTACAAATCTAGTTTTTGTTCCTATCATTGTACCCTTCTCATCATAGTAAGGATATAAATGTTTTTGTATTAGTCCGCCACCATTGTAAGTAACTTTAACACCATACTTTTTACAGGTGTCCTCGTTAATTCCTCTGTCTTTAATTGCTGATGAAACTCCGGCATGATAACCTAAGTCTGTTACATTAAGCTGTATTGCTTCTTGCATATTGTCGCCCCTTTCTTTTATAAAATGTGCATCCTCATTAGTAGAAGGGAAGTAGCTTTGGCAAGAGAAACAATAACTACTTCCGTCATCATTAATACTTCTTGCGTCACTACTTCCACAACTATTACAAGGAACATGACACTCTACAAAATTTGATTTGTCTTCCATGTCGCCCCCTCTTAGTTAATTAATTTAGGCGGTGATTGAGCATCGCAATTGATTTTAATGCACCATTAAGTATATGTATCTAGAACTACTCTTATACACCCAAAACTTTTAGTTAAAATTCTTCTGCTCCTTTTCCTTCGCCAGAAACAAAACCTTCTGCCACATCAAAGTCCTCACCATAAGGTACAAGGTCTAAGACTTGGACTGCTTGTAGGTCTAAGCTTTTAC